CGTTGCTTCGTCTTTTTCTGTCTGCATGATGTCTCTGATTCTCTTTTCAAGGTCGTGGACGACTTCGGGCGGGGCGTATTGCGCGACGACGCCCATTACCTGCTCAAGGCGTTCGCTCATGGCTTCGCCTCACGCTGTGCGGCCATCCAGCTAGTCATAGCTGAGAGTACTTCCTGCATCGCCTCCATCTGTTTGACCATTGTGGCTATGCGGTCGATAATCCACTCAATGTTCTCTCGGTCAGTCATGCTTCACCTCTAAGGGGAAACAAGCTCCGTACAGTCCGCAGTTTTTGCATTCCTCGTACCCCTGCCACGGGCACACAACCGGCGGGAGTGTCATACTTGCCATACGTACCTCTCAAGGTTATACTGCTTGCGGTCGGTTCTAAGAAAGGCTCTACGTCCAAAGCGTGGAGCCTTTTCGATTTTGTCGTAGAATGTCCAGCGGTTCCGTGATTTACTCATCGCATACCTCCTTAAGGATTTTGTTGATGATCTCCCGCCGCCTTCGGGCGGGTAGTGCGCTCCATAGTCTCATCTTCGGCTTCCTATATCTCATTCAGCAAGTCGTACAGCAGGTTCTTGGAGTTCAGCAGGCCGTCCTCTACCTCGATTACGTTGATTCTTCCTACATGTTCTGTGTTGGCCTTTTCAAGAGCGATGCAGAGGTCAAGCCCGTCGTTCAGTGCGTCAATGATTTCCCTTATGTTGTTGTCTGACATGATAACCTCCCATGCGCCTAGCCGCCGTGCGGCCCTCTAGCGCAGTCCTTCTATAATCGCGCGGGCGTTGTCAATGCGCGTCACCGTGGCAAAGTCTCCACCCATCCATGCCCTCTCCCATTCAATCTGCAAGATTTCAAGTGTTGCGCCGTTCATGCCGCCCCAGTGACAAAGGCAAAGTCAGCGAGCGAGTAAGCGCCTAAAACGTAACAGGCGATAGCGTCGGCCTCTTTTAGGTGTCTCCGCTTTTCTACCGTGTTTCCTTCGCCGTCGGCCTTCCAAGCTTTCGCAACCTCAGAGGTAAACCGATCCCGCGCGAATACCCTCAATGTGCTGTTCATGTCTTGTTCTCCTTGTCCGGCTCTCGGCTCCGGCTGCCGTCTGTAGGGTAGGCTGTTGGCCTGCTCGCGGTGGCCAGTCCTGGGGGCTGGCTGCCGTGAAGAGGTCAGACGGTTAGAAGCCTTCGACTGCCTCTAAATCTTCGTCGCTGATTTCTTCCGCCTCGTTGCAGGCTTGCACTACCTTTGTAACGTCTTCGACTTCAAGAAAGCGGGGGTGTTGTCTCATCTGGTTCCCGTTCTCGCTTTCCCATCCAGTGAACATCACAACGTGGTAGCTCTTGCCGTTCTCACGAACGAACAACTCGGAAGGGAGGCCGTGCCGGAGATTCCAAAAGGTCATTTCGGCTCCCGCATTTATAAGCGCGTAGCGAGTGTAGCCGTGACGCGCCATTACTTCGGTAACGGTGATTTCGTCCTTGTGTGCGTCCAGAAGCATTGAACCGTCCTTGAACATTACTACATGATCTCCGCCGAGGATTGCAAATACCCCTTCTCTCATAAGGTCGTCGGTCTGGATGTCTCGTGCGCAAACGCTGGCCAGTGTATTCATTGCTTGCTCCTTTAACCCCTAGCCTCTCGGCTCTCTGGGGTAGACGGTCTCGTTTCGAGACCTACTGCGACACGGCGCGGGAGTGTCTCGTTGGCCGTGTTTCGCCGTTTCCGGCTCGTCGGGCAGTCAGTCAGCGTTGTCTAGTGCGGTATTAACTGCATCAGCAAGGGTGGCGGGGTCGTTGAGTTCGGGCGGGTCAAGAGGCGTCAAGGTGTCAATCATAACCATCCGGCCCGCCATGTTCCCGGGGTTGGTGGTGTAGTGTCCTTGGAGTCCTTCGGGTCGGTCAATGATGATGATGCCGCCAGCCTCTCCAACGTGCTTATTGAATGCGAGTAAAACGGCGGTGGCTCCTTTGGGTGTCATGTGGTGGGAGGCGGCTAGTGTATTCATGTCAACTCCTTTGCCCTATTGGGCCATTCTTAGTGGTACGTTCACGGGAGCCTTGCGGCTCCAGTCAGCATATCGCTGATTGGTGTGGGTTCCGCTTAACCTAAGTCCGCGATTGCTGCGGGCTTCTCGGTGGCTTCGCTGTGGTTGGTTGTCAAGGTGCTTGAACTTCTAGGCGCGGGCTGTGTGTTCTGCTCGCCTGTCCATATCATACGGGTATCCGCTTTCCTGTCAATAGGGGTTCCCTAAGTCGTGTTCGGGTATGCGGGCAAGGGCAGTGATTGGGTCGTGCCAGGCGCGGCTAGTGTGCAGTGAGGGCGTTCCTATTCACCCATTGATATATACCTCAACCCTTGCGCTTGTAGGCCCTCTCAATGAGCGCGCGCGTTAGCGCGCATGGGTGGGCCTGGGTGCGCGCGCGCAAGCGCGGATGCGCACGGGGCTCCCGCCTTCCTCGCCCAGCAGCCCCCTACAAGGGATTGGGGTGGGTGGGGGTGTAGATATATCCCTCTCCGACTGGACTTATGGGCTTTTTAGAAACCTCCCTGTAGACCATCAAGAAGGGTGGGGATGGCCCCCTTTTGGAAAGGAAGCGTCGTTTCGGGGAAAAAGGGAGCCGCTTCGGAACTGACGGAAGGCAGGTTTTAGGGGGGTCTGGAGACACTGATTTTGGGGAAAATAAAAGAAGGCCAGAAGGTTTGTGTGAAGAAGGCGGCATAGGAGTTGGCAGGACAGCCCGCTTCCTGACTGACGATAGAATGGATAGTGAAGAGGGTCTTCATAATACCCCCAATTAGGGCACCCTTTTACCCTTTTCCTTGTGTATATATGGTAGAGGGCCACATAATCTTCCCTTCCCTGAGGTGTCAATGTCTAAACTCCGTCCTGAAATAGTCCCCGTTATCCCGCCGGTCGTTCCCGAAATAATCCATAGAAAGGAACATACCCGACAGGAGTATACCTTCGCGCAACATGAAGCGTGTCGGGAATCGTACCTTATGCTTGGCCGTGACCGTTCCCTCTTGAAGGTGGGCTTCTACGCGGGGGTCAAACTCTCCACCCTGAAGGGTTGGTCTACCTCCGAACACTGGGACGAGTGGGTCAACGTCATGGAAGGGGTCTTGAACGACCTCGCTCTCAAGGGGCTGTACGACGCCGGTGTGGCTAACAAGTGCGAAGAGGCGAAGGCCACGCTCATTCAGATTATCAGGCGGGGTAGTGAACTCTTAGAAGAGAAGAAGATCATGCTTCGGGCGGCAGATATCACAACCGCCGCGAAACTACTTCTAGATTTGGCGGGAGACCCCAAGCATGACGAGGCGGAGAAGTTGCCTGATTGGCCTACAGAGGTAGAAACGAGGCACGCCGTTGCTGACTGACCTCAAGGGCAAGCCGGTACTTTGGCGTGTGTCCGAGGCCGGTTGCATCGAGGAAGACCCAAATTCTTTCCAACGCGAATACCTCGACGACTACCTCACCACCTACCTCATGTTCATCGCCGGTTCAGGCGCGGGCAAGTCATCCTCAATTCCCATCAAACTCTTTCGCTGGATACGCAAGCGACACGGTGGAAGGTACTTGGTTACGGAACCCACCTTCGACTTTCTTGAGAAGATTGCCAAGCCGTACATCGTTGAATATTTTGACCACACCCCGCTAAAAGGGAAATGGTCGGAAAAGAAACGGTGCTACTCGGGAACCAACTTCGAGATTTACCTTGGCTCTGCGGACAAGCCCGACCTTCTTGAGGGCGGCCAGTATGACGGCATTATCATCGACGAGATAGCCCAGTGCCGCAGGCAAGTCTGGATTGCCTTACAGTCGCGCATCCTGATGAAAGACGGACAACTCTGCGGCCTAAGCACTCCCTATCCAGGGAGGACACAGGCGTGGATTGCAGACGAGCCGTACGAGGAATGGAAGAGCGGAAACCCCGCCTACAAGTTTATCCAGTGTCCTTCTACCGCCAACCCCGCTTTTCCAAAGGAAGAGTTCGAGCGGCTGCGGAAGGAGATGGCGCCCGCAGAGTTTGCGATGCGGTATCTCGGAGAGTTCACGGCAGCGATAGGACTGGTCTATGACCTGAAAAAGGGCTCCATTATCCCCTACCGCGAACCCCCAGAGAATGCCGAAGTCTGGTGCGGCATGGACTTTGGGTTCGGGCACCCTACGGCCCTCGCTTACTTCTTTGAGGAAAACGGGGTCGTGTACCAGTTCAGGGAATACGAAGCGTCCGCCATCGACTACGAGACGCACGTAGAAAACAACCTAGAGGCCCTGATGAAGTACCGTGTCCGCAGGGTGTATTACGACCCTTCCAACCCACAGGGCGCGGCAGAGATGAAGAAGTGGCTCAAGAAGAACGGACTTGAGATTGCCTTTCTTGCCGCCATCAACGATGTGGACAAGGGTATCTCAGAGGTCTCCAGAATGATAAACGCGGGGGAGTATTGCCTCATGGACACCTGCCTCCAGACAAAAGATGAGGCACGGAACTATGTCTGGCGAAATGGGAAACCACTCAAGGAACTCGATGACCTCATGGACGCCGTAAGGTACGGTCTCATGGGCAGGAAGCAATATCGTGCACAACTTGAGAAGGCCAGAATTAATCCTGAACCCCTTATGACAAAAGCAGCAGAGCGGATTGCCCATATTTTTGAGAAACATGAGGCTGACGGGATTTGGATGAGGAGACTGTAACGTGCCAATCAAATTAGAGAGGGAACTTTTGAAAGAGGCCCTTAAAAAGCATCTGACGGGAAAGAAAAAGGATGCCTACGTTTTTGGCACCCTTCGTCAGACTGGCTGGGTTCCCAAAAGAGAACGCAAATGACAGGGAACAAAAACGGCGACCTCGTTCTTGACAACGGCATTGTCATTCCCGCCGAGAAACGCCAAAGGACTGAGGTTTACAGCCGCGTAGTTGGTTATCTGCGCCCCGTTGCCCAGTGGAACAAGGGCAAGAAGGCAGAGTGGGCCGATAGAATTGACTTCAAGGTTTCGCAGAAGGGGGCAACATGACACTCGAACACAAATTCGCAGACGACTATGAAACGGCTAAGTCCTTTTCGTCTAGTTATCTTAGTGATTGTAGGGACTGGCGCGACTATTATCTTGGCGACCATTGGAGCCACGTAGGCGGCGTTGATGAGGGCGCGTCCAAGCCAGAAATAAACTATATCAAGCCAAATGTTCTACAACTCCTCGCCATGTTGCAGTTGAAACACCCCTCCATCCTTGTCAACCCCGCCAAGTCTGTGAATATGCCAGCGGCGGAACTACTCTCAACCGCTCTCAAGGCAGTTTATGAGAACAAGGACGTGGCAGAGGACGTAAAGCGGGCCTCGCTGGATATGCTTATTTATGGCAGGGGCTATCAGGGCATCTTCTGGGACGCACAGGACGATGGCGGCGCGGGGAATATCGGCTCTTATACCATTTCCCCCTTCAATATGTTCATCGACCCCCTTGCACACACCATTGATGACGCTGAATACTGCCACGTGCGCCACCTGCGCTCCCCCTTCTACGTTTTGACCAAGTATGGGGTAGAGGTACAGACCGACGCCAAGGATGAGTTTACCAATGCCGAGGGCGTTGAGGTCATCGAGTCATGGTACAATCCCGACGTGACACTTCCCAACGGGAGACACGTCATCTGGGCGGCATCTTCTCCAAAAAAGCCGTTTGTCGATGAAGAACTGACCTATCCCTTCCGGCGTATCCCCATTGTGGACTACGTGGTCGATGACACCTCCACGGGTGAGCGCAAGTCGATGGTCGGGGATTTGTGGGGCAGCCAGAAGGCATTTATGAAGACGCTGGGCTATCTCTTGGACAACCTCATGCTGACACAGAACAGCCAGTGGATTACCAAAGACCAGAACATGGCCGACCGCCTTTCTAACGCACCTGGACTTGTCCACAAGAGCGACTTTGACCTTCTTCCACTGAGAACCATTCCCCTTTCCCCCGCGTGGCAGAACACCGTGGGAATGCTTCAAAGTCTCATGCCCGACATCAGCGGCGTACGGCAAGTCAACTACGGCGCGACTTCTGGCGGCGTGACGGCGGCTAGTGCCATCGTTGCCCTGCAAGAAGCGGGCAAGACCATCAAGGAACTCAAGGCGGACGGGATACAGCGGGCCGTCGAGTTGTGGGGTCTCATGGCCGTTGAACTGATGCGGTGGTACACGTCCGAGCAGTGGTTGGACATCGCGGGAACGCAGCCTGACCCGACACAGATGGACAGCGTGTTTGATGTGTCTATCTGTTACTCCGAAGCCCTCCCTGCGGACAAGGAAATGAGGATGAACCTTGGCAACCAGTTTGTCAACCTGAAAATCCTCGACCCCGAAGGGTTGGGTGAACTTACGGGCGACCCCGTATTGATTGGAATCATTGGTCGCGCACAGGATCGCATCAAGGCAGCGGCTCTGGCACAGATACAGGCGGCAACCCCGCCACAAAGCCCGCCACAAGGAGGTCTCGGTGTACCAACAACCCAGTAACGGAATAACGCCGAAGGGCGCACTTGTCTCGCAGATTGCTAAACGGCGATTGGGAAATGCGCCGACGACACCAACCGCTCCCGCGACTCCGCCCGCCATGCAGGGAGTGTTCCCAAATGCTGACAGCACGATGCAAGAGACACTGCGAAGGATTGCGGGACTCAGAACGACGCTAGGTATTCAATAGGAGGCTTATTTTGGCATTCAACGCAAAAATGCTCGGTAACGCACTCGCAAACCGCTCTCGTGGGTTAGAGAGTGACGCAAGCAAACAGATTTCCCCTAAAAATATGCCAATAAACGACGCCCCCGACATCCCCGTTGACGTTCCCGCCACGTTTGATGTGCCGGTGGACGCTTTGCAGGGAGTGGTAGTGGGCGATGTTTTGACCGTCACCGCCATTGGTGACACCGTGACTTTGACCAAAGAACCCACGACACCAACAGCCCCACCCATTCCATAGGAGGACTTAATGGATAAACCCGTCGGCAACGCTGAAACCCCCGCTTCGCCCGAGTCATATTTTTCTGACGAACAGGCAGGAACGGCACAGCAGCCCGCAACACCCAAAAGCGTAGAAACAGAGCAGCCGTCATCAACTGAGAACGCCCCTTCACAAGAGGCGCAGTGGGATGGCTCTAAGTTCAAGTTCCGCGCCGCGGGGAAGGAGTGGACGCCCAAAGACCAGGCCGAATTACTCAAATGGGCCTCGTACGGCGTCAACTATGATACAAAGGCGCAAGCCCTAAACCGCCAGAAGGCAGAACTTTACGCACTCAAGAAGCAACTGGAAACACCGGCGCCTCCCGCAAAAGAGGAAGCCCCCGTGTTTGACCCATTTGCTGCTCAACCCGACCCCGAAGTGGTTGCATTGAAAACCAGACTCGCGGAGCTGGAAGAGGGCGTGAAATCTTCTCTCTCGTACGCAGAGAAACAACAGCTCGGTGAAACGGATACCGCACTCGAAAGTGGTCTTACGGCCCTTACAAAAGAGGGTGTTGAGTTGTCCGGCCCAGATCGTGATGAGCTGTTCCTCGAACTACAGGAGAGGGTCGATGCACTGTCCGACAAGGCGGTGGACTCACCTGAAAAAATCATACGTCTCGTGAAGGCAACATATTACGACCTCCACCCCGAAGCACTTGATTCCATTGTGGAGAAGCGGGCTAACACCCGTCTAAACGAACTTAAAAAAGGCATCAGTGGCAAGACCGTCGTAGAGGGCGGCTCCAATGGTGCAGCAAAGGGAACTCCCCGCCCGCGCGACTTCCGCGAAGCGGGAGACAGGCTAGAAGCAGCGTGGGACTCACTCGCATAAACTAACAGGAGGACTTAAATGTCCATTATCAGCCAGCTCGATGCCGCAACTACGGCATATTACCTTCCTCTCGTCAACAACATTTATCAGGATGACCCGCTCATCCAGCGGTTCATGGCTAAGACGCGCAAGGTCAGCGGCGGAAGTGTCATCAAGACCCCGCTTGTTAACTCGCAGGCGTGTTCCGGTGGCCCGTATGTCAAGACCGATACCCTGACCATTGTTCAGAGCGACGTTCTGACCGAAAACCATTTCCACTGGTCGCACTATTTCAGCGGAAATGCGCTGAACAAGATTGATATTATGGAAAACTCTGACAAGGCGCAGATTGTCAACCTTCTGACCGTTACCATGCAGAGCATCAAGGACAACCTCCAGAGCACCCTCGCAAGTGACCTTATGGTTGCTGGCGCAACGGGTGCAATCACCTCTGTCCACGAGTTCCTTGATTACACCAACTATGCTACCGTCGGCGACATCGACCGCAGCGTTCCGTCTGGCTATTTCTACAAGTCAAACCTCACCGCTTCGGCTGGCGCACTCACCTACGAGATGCTTGCGACCAAGATGAACGAGTGCAAGAAGCTCGGCCAGAAGTTCCCCGACCTTATCGTCACCACACAGGCCATCTGGGAAAAGCTTTGGAGCATGAACTTCGCCAAGGTTGGCTTCCAGAACACGCAGCAAGCCGTCAGCGAAAACGGCCCCAAGTTCTGGGGTACCGACATCATGTGGAGCGACAAGGTTCCGACCGGCGAGATTTACTTCATCAATACCGACCACATGTTCCTTATCGTTCACCCGAAGGACAACCTTCAGTGGAGCGGCTGGGTAGACATGGAGCCTATCAAGCGCACAAAGGTCATCGAGGGTTCCGTTGGTATCACCCTCCAGCTCGTCTGCGACTTCCCCATGTCTTGTGGCTTGCTTCAAGGCGTGACAGTTGCCTAGTAACCAATGAAGGTGCGTAACGCGTCCGACAAGGACATAACCCTTTCCATCTCGGGCAGAACCGAAGACTGGAAAATGGGTAAGTCCATCGAACTTTCCGAGGGCGAGTGGAACCTGATTATGGGTTCTACCGGCCCAGAGAAGACGCAGGCAAGAACTTACTGGGAGGGGCAGTTTCCTGACTGCCTCCCCAGATTAATCCCGCAACGCGGGAGAGTTTCCAAGGAGGAATCTCATGGCAACGGTATATGACGCTGGATTGCCCGTTCAGGGGGAACCCGTTTTTGGAAACGGGGAACTCAAGACGGTAAAGGCAAAGACGTTCGTTTACGACTTCACCAAGATGGGTGGGGCTATCGGAGACTACATTCTCGGAAAGCTGCCCATCAATGCGGTTATTCTTGACATTGCCGGTTATTGGACGACCGCCTTGGCCGGTGGAACCGCCGTCACGCTTGGTTCTGCCTCCGCAGGGGCGCAGTTCATGGCGGACATGGTTACAACGGGGCAGACCGCAGACACGTTGATTTGCGGTGTAGCGGAGGTAGATACAAAGTCAAGGATTGCACTTGCCGCTGACACTAGCATTTATCTTACCTGCACGGGTGCTATCACGGCGGGGAGATTGGTCGTAACCTTCATCTATTTCGTAACCGACATCGCCTAGGGCGGTGATGTATGGCTAGAAAACAATTTCCCTATTTCAACGTTTCTGATATTGTGGCTGCTTTGGTTGGGGGCATAACCGCCACCGAACTCAATACTGCAGCAGTTACAACCGTAAAGATTGCCGATGCAAACGTAACCCTTGCGAAACTTGCAGCGGGCATTGTGCCGTCTCATGTGGCTAAGTATGCCGGAACAATCACATGGTCTGGTTCTGGTGCCACACTGGACACCGCCATCGCGGGCGTTGCCGCCACAGACAAAGTTACTTGCACGTTCCGCGTAGCCCCCACACAGGCTGCCTACATTGCGAGTGCAATTCCATCGGCAGGCCATCTCGTCATCACGTTGACGGCGGCAAATACTGGAAATCAGGCGCAGATTGATTACGTCGTTTTCCGCGCCGCTGCCTAGCAATTCAATGGGGCGGGGCCAATAACTCCGCCCCTCTTCTTGGAGGGTTTTATGCCGTGGACGGCCCAAGGTTCTGAAAACGAGTCTTATGTCAAAAACGAAAGGCTCACGTTGGATGCTCGGATCTATTCCAATAGTGGAGAACTGATTTTTGCCCTTGACGGTTCCCCCGTTTTAAGGTGGTTTCTCTTGTGGATAAGCCAAGTAGCGGAAATCGAAGGGTGGGTATAGGAGAAGACGATGCTGCATAAAGACCTTGTTGGAACAGATTTACATGTGTCCAAGATTCATGCCGATACCCACGAGGCGGCGGGAACAGACCCGTTAGTCCTGGCAGAAAGCCAGGTTACTGCATTAGTTACCGACCTTGCTGGCAAGGCTCCGACCGTTCATGTCCACGTCAAGGCCGACATTACCGACTTTCCTACCCTCGGTTCTGGTACGGTTACTGCCGTTACTGGCACGTCCCCCGTGGTATCGAGCGAGGGGGCTACTCCCGCCATCTCCATTCCTGCCGCCACCAATGCGGCGCCTGGATATGCTACGGCTGCGCAAATCACCGCCCTTGAAGCGGCTACTGCGGCACAACACGCTGCAGCCACGATAGGCACGGGCAACGGGTTATCTATTGCTGGACAGGCTATTTCACTCGCCGCCGCTACTGCTTCGGTTCCAGGGGCCGCAACTGCCGCACAGATCACAAAACTGGATGGCATAGCGGCTGGTGCTACCGCAAACGTCGGAACAGTTACAGGAGTTACGGCGACTGCTCCCGTTACTTCAAGTGGTGGCGCAGCTCCCGTCATAGCATTGCCGGCAGCAACTGCGTCAGTAGATGGGTATGCGACAAAAGAACAAATTACTAAGCTGGATGGGATCGCGGCAGGCGCAAACAACTACGTTCACCCTACCACGAACGGCAATGTCCACGTTCCCGCTACGGGCGCTGCGAACCAAATCATCCAGTACGCATCGGCAGGAACAGGCAAGTGGATAACCCTCTCTAGCGACATATCTATTGCCGATAACGGTGCTGCCACGATTCCCGTAGAAGCCATCACTTACGCCAAGATGCAACACGTTTCTGCTACCGATAAGGTCCTCGGGCGCGCTACGGCGGGCGCGGGAGACGTTGAAGAAATCGCCTGTACTCCATTCGCTCGAACCGTTCTCGATGATGCCAACGCCGCAGCAGTTCTTGCGACGCTTGGCGCTGCAGCAGCGTCAGCGATTACGAACGTAGACAATACTTCTGATGCCACCAAGAACGCAGCAGCCGCGACGCTCACGAACAAGAGGTTCACAAGGCGGGTAGATGCACGGGCGACGACAGACACCATCACCCCCGAGATTTCAACGTATGACATCTTTATCCGGTCGGCACAAGCACATGCGCTCGTCATCAACAACCACTCGTCAAGCACCCCCGTAGACGGCGACATGATGCTGTTCGAGATTCTTGGAGATGCAACGCCGAGAGCAATCACCTACGGAAACATGTACGTTGCCAAGGCAGGTGTAGCCCTTCCCTCCATTACGGTTGCTTCCAAGAACTTGACGATGCTGTTCATCTGGCGCGTTGACCTGACGCAGTGGGTTCTCTTGTCGGCAGGACAGGAAGCGTAGATGGCAGTCCTACATGTTCAGTTCCTTGGCGGTGCGTCCAGTATCGCGTCGGCACATACGACGACGGTTCTCTCCCCGTCCTCGAAGACGGTTACGGCGGGGAATGTCATCATTGTCGGGTTCAACTCATACGATGACGTGACGCCTACTGGAGTAACAGACAATCTCAATAATACCTATGTTCATGTAGAACGAAAAACAAGAGCCAATGCTACGGCTGATCTTTGGTATGCTCCCGTCACAACGGGGGGATCCATCACTACGATTACCATTACACACCCTTCTTCCGCCTATACCCTGCTTCTAGCATCAGAGTTCTCTGGTGTTGGAACATTGAATGCCGTAGGTGGTGGTTTGACGGGGAGTTCCGCTACGGCAACGTGGGTTGATAATAAGACCATTCCAGCGTCAGGATTGGCTGTAGGTGCGGCGGCGGACGGAAACAACCAACATACGCATACTGCTGGCTCGGCAAGCGGTTCCCCCTCGACAACAATCTTCAAGTCTGGACAGATTGACGCTGGTGCGGGTACGTTCACGTTGTCTCTCTGTTATGCCCTTGCGGGGGCATCTGCCGTTACAGGATTTGCCGGAACAACTGGCATGAGCGCAACAGTCTCCTGGGCTGGAGCCGGTGGCCTGTTCAATCCTGCCGCCGCTGCTGGAGCAACACCGAACTTTATTCCATTCTTTTGGGCGTAGGAGGCAGAAATGGGCGATGGGGCAATAACGCGAAATGAATGTAACGATCTACGAATGCAGTGCCCAACGCGGGAGGCGGTCTATGGAAAAGATGGTATCAAGGACCAGATGAAAGAAATCCGCGACGAACTTCAGAAGATTGACAAACGCCTTTCCCGCATCGAATGGCTCGGTATTGGTGTTGCGGCGGCGTATGTCTTCTTCAGTACTATACTTCCCGTCCTGATACGAATGGGGACGGCAGCGGCGGCGATAAAATGAAGGGAGCCTTTATCCCCCTTGATACTCTCGATTGTGACTTGAACAACGACGGTCGGCCAGACAAGGCTACGCCGACCCCGTATGTCCGCAAGTTTGACATTGACTTCGACGGGGCAGTGGGCGTCAATGACATAACCTACGTAAACTCGCAGATGAACCAGTTGCTTGACCTGGAGAACATTAGGGCGGGCCTGTTCACGGGCGAGGTAGTACAATTGACGTGGCCGGATAGATGGACAGCACAGATACGAGCGGTTGTTCCTGCTACCATCAAGAAGTTCGTGGGAACGAAGATGACCTATGGGTGGCTGCATGGAACACGCTATCCGTATTCTGCTACCAAGGGGTTCTACGAGTGCCACCAATACTCGACAGACCTTGCGTTGGCTGCATACAAGGCTCTCGGTTATGGCGTCATTCTATCAGCATCAGGCAATGCAGGTGGCGGTATCTCACACGCCTACAATGTCTGTTTCCTCGGCGGGGACTGGAAGAACATTGAGAACTGGCGACTGGTCGAACCACAGGACGGATTTATCTACGACCCGACCGTTGGAAAGACAAACGCAATGTACAACACGGACACCATCTACTTCTATGGGAACGTTGATGCGAGCGGGTATATCGCGGCCCACACGCTCCACGTAGATCCAAGTGGGGTAGTTTCGTTCGGCAACTCCACCACCATGAGCTTCGCGGGGCTGCTGGAATCAATACCTGACTATTTTGACCTGTATCTTGGAATGGAAGGAGGCGATGAATTGAACTTAGACCAGAAGGCAAGAACCTTTGCGAAGTTGCACCCAACAAAAGACGGGGGAACGTGGCACCTGTGGTGCGCTGCGCTCATGGTTCGTATGTTGATTGCCTACGGGAAAGTTCCATCATTCCCATTTCCTGCTACGGCAAAGATTGCCGGTGACTTGGCAGGAACACTGAATCCCGATGCGACGAAAGCCCCGATTGGTGCCTTTCACTACTGGACGGCGGGTTCAGATGGCCATGTTGGACTCGACACGAAGGGC